TCACAACACCGGATTTTCGTCAGTGTAAACCCCCGCTCCGTTTAGATAAAACGTCACGACACCCAATACATTCACATCCTCCAGCGCAGAATTTTCAATGCTCTCACCATCTTCTGTGATAAGCACGCCATCCATTAACACAGCAAACTGTAGCTGGCCGAACGCCGCTACCAGCACGCGTGCGCCATCAAGCGGCGTAATATCAGGTTGAATAATGGCGTAACCGGCTGGGGTTTCCACTAAGCACGATCTTTGGTTAACCCCGCAGATTTCTTCTAGTTTTAATTTTGCTACCGGTGTGTACATTGTTATTCCCCCTTGTTTAATACTGTATACATAAACAGTAGTTTTAAAGAGGGGGTTAGATCAAGACGGCGCGGCCTATTGATTATCGGGATTAATACTTTGTTCCACGCTTTCAGCGTCTTTAATCACCTGCTCAGCCTGTTTTTTAATCACCGCTTCCTCTGCCGCCTTCATTTGCTGGTTGTAGACCGAATCAGCAGGCATTTCCAGGCGCAGATCAATCCAGCGGCCTTCCGGGATATCCATCGGTTCACCAGCAACGATCATTGCCGTATCGATATCGAAGCGGCGTTTAAAGACGGAGACGGTAATTACGCCATCGTCAGCAATATCGGTTTCGACAAAACACAGGCGGTTGCCGTTAGTGTCCTGCGGGATCTCGATGGTCCAGCCGTCGGAGTGAAGCCCCATAGCCCCCCTGACGCGATAAACGCCTGTCCCGACGCGTTCGGCCGTTACGCCCTGCGCCTCAAGGTTCACCGCAGCCACTCCCGCCACTGAGAAGTCGCCATCAGTAAATGTTGGCGGCATTACCTCCGGATTGCTGATGAGCCTGGCAATGGGCGACGCCTGCTTAATAAATCCATTTCCGTCTACGGTTGTGTTTCTCTGGTTCCAGATTTTATAAGTGGTGAGGTATGAGGCGCCATCTGACGCTCTAACTGGAATGCGGAAAGCCTGTAATGCGCTGTTAACGGCTATCTGCCAGGAAGCAGAAGGTGCAGAGGAGTCACTCCATCCACGTACAGACAAAAGTCCGACATAATCGCCTGTAGCACCGTATTTAGACGCTGACTGAATGCCGCCTGACACCCCTCGCGGAAAGTTTTGTACGTCGTCATAACCAGCAATGCTGCGAAAGTCGGCATTGGTCTGCAACGCCACGCCTACACCCGCCGTATCACCGTATGATGCAGTGTGGACGTTTCGTGTTGCCGAGTCTCCGAGATCGAGGTTTTTGCGGGCGCCAGCAGCATTCGGCGAGCCGGTACCGCCCAGGGACATCGGCACCAGCCCATTCGAGTCTTTCTGAACCAGTGACTTTTGCGTGGGCACCGTGACCGACACACCATTGATGGTGATAGTCACGTTGCCTGTGCCGGTCATCACGTCAGCGAACCCGCTCATGTATGCCATGTACATATTGAGCGTTTCGGCAACATTAAGGGCAAGCCCGTCTACGCTCAGTGAATCACTGAGCAGAATCGCATAACGCGTGCCTGCCGGGATCGCCGGGTTAACAGCAGGCGTCACGGCCAGCTGCGTGGCGTTGTTGACCGCCGTGATCTGGAATACCTGCACCGGGCTGGTCATTGCGATGACGGTACAGCCGTTGCGGATCAGCGTGCCCGCTGCTGTGAAATTAGTGCCGGTACCGGTGAGCGTGCTGCCGTTGCCGGCGATCGTGCCAGTGGTGTAAATCATGTTGTCTCCGGGCAATAAAAAACCCGCTCGCGGCGGGTTCAGTGTGGAATGTGGAAATGGCGGGCGGACTACACCAGCCCGAGCGCATAGGGGTAATACTGATCGTAGATGCTGCAGTCGATAAGACCCACCCGGCCACTAATGGCCCACGGCTTGAATGCAGCGGCCTCGCTGGAAGAAATAATCCGGCTGGAATAGACTACCGCCGAGGACGCCTTCCAGACGCCATTAGAAACACCCGCGCTGGAGCAGTTCATGTTCAGGTAGCCGCCGTATTGTGGGTTCGATGGATCTTGTGGAATATAAATCCCCGAGGTGATGCCGGGAGTAACCGCCACCGGGGATCCCGATGTAACATCTCCCGCCAAAAGCCGCATGTTCAGCGGCAAGCAGTTGCTGTGCCACACCATAGCGCCGTCTCGGTAAAGGAAAAAGCCGTGCGTCGGGATGTTAACGAGGTAGTTCGAGAAGATGTACATCCGGCAGCCTGTCTGCGTCATGCCGCCCGTCTGCACGAACGAGAATCCGTAATTACCCCCTGCATTGTACTGCTGGTAAAAGGACGTCGGCATCCGTGCATCGCCGTCGCGCGCCCGGATAAACGTCACGATTTTCTGCCCCAGCGGGACTGATGAGGCGATGTTCTGGCTACCCGGCGGAACATCAATCACGCTCACCAGGCAAAACGGGGTAAAGTCAGGGGCAAGTTTAATTGTCCGATTGCCGTTGCCGTCGTAGGAATAAAGCGAAAATCCGTAATAATCCGACTCCCGCCCCGTATTGGGCGAGGCAAACACTACCATCCGGATCGGGGTCGCCACATTCCATGAAACGACATTCCCGGAAACAGTTACCTGATACGGGTTAGTAGTCGGCATCGCCTGGATAACCGACTCGATAAGCAGCGACGCCTGGTAGGTACATCCGGCCGGGTACGATTTGCTACCCGTGCCGGAAATATCCAGAACATCCATAACGTAGTTAACTGCCATTGAGTTTATGGCATCAAACGAAGTCCCCTGTATAAATGTCTGCATTACAGCCTCTGCCCCATCACTGCCGCCGGGCGTCCATACTGGTCATAAGAAACGAGCCGGTTATTGTCGAGCGTGAATCGACCCTGCCCTGCGTTAGCGCCATTGATCTGCACTGCTCCTGTCCTGAAGTTGATAGACATACCCGTCTGTGCTGGCACGAAATTAACTGAATCGATCGTCTCGGCCAGTTTGGCGCGCGTAATAGTCGCATCCCCAATGACGGTATCCCGGATGATTACCTGCCCGTTCTGAATAACGAACGGCAGCGTTACCGTGCTGCCTGCATAGCTCATCACTGCGAACCGGTCGGCAAGGAAAACCACCTGCGACTGCATGCCTGCAGGTGTGTTCTGCACACCCAGGCCCATGCCAGCGGCATACCGCACGCCGTTTGCATCCACACCTACCTTAACGCTGAGCATCGCATTCAGATTGTTGTTGATATCGGCAGTCGCCTGAGCGTTCGTCGTTACAGCTGCGCTGACGCCGCCAATGGAAGCCGTCAGGGAGGTGATCTGCGATGCTGTGGACTGCCGGTAATCAGCAAAGGTCTGGCTGACGCTGTTGATCGAGGCGACCGCCCCATCAACACGGGAGGATATCTGCACCAGTGACTGTGCAGTGGCTTCCCGGTCATTCGCTGCCACCGTATCGATGCGGTCAATCTGGGCGCTGTTGGCGGCGTTCACCGCCGTCAGGGTCCTCCGGGCGCTGACCTGCGCCAGCGTGTTCTGAATCAGCGCGATCGCCGTATTCTGCACGCCGCCGCTGGCCTCCGACGTCTGACCCTCGAGCTCATCGAACCGGGAGGCCGTGGCGCTGTCCAGCGTCGTGACCACCTGATCCAGCTCGGTGATAGCAGCAGTGTTCTTCGCAACCTCTTCGGTAGCGGCGTCGGCAGCTGATGCTGCAGCATCGGCCTTATCAGACGCAGTTTTCGTGGCCGCCGTCAGCTGGCTAACCGCCGTCGCCCGCGCCTCCTCCTCGGTAGCAATCGCCTCGCGCACCTCAGTGATGCCCGCGGCGTTCTCCTCCGTTGACGCCTCAAGACGGGTGACATCAGTAACCCGCGCTTCCGTCTCAGTGGCGATCACCTGACGCAGTTGCTCGAACTGCGCGGAGTTCTCGCCGTTCTGGACAGACTGTCGGAACGTCACCTCCGCGATAGCCAGTGCGTTCTTGATGACCCCCTCTGCGGTTTCCCGGTTTGCGCCGACGGCTGCAGCCAGCTGGTCGGCATTTTCGGCGATCGAGGCGGCCATGTCGGCCACGGTCTGGCTGGTTTCGACTGCGTTTTCGACGAGGTCTTTAAACAGATCTGTCTCTTTAATCTGCTCCAGAATGGCGTCGGTGATATCGGAGACGTCAATGCTCGCCTGACCGCGCACAAACTCGGTATAACCCGACTCATTACCGGTCTTGTCCACCAGCTGTGCGCGGTACCAGAAGATTTGCCCGGCCCGCAGCCCCATCTGCTGATATTTACGCGCCGGGTACGGGACGTCGGCCAGCAGCATCGCATCGTCTTCGGTCCCGGTCAGGCTGTACTGAATTTCCGTTTTCAGTGTATCGCCGGTGTTCTCAGAGAAACCCCAGTTAAGCTCGATGCCGAACACCACGTTATCCGACGCGGTTAAACCTACCGGCTTAGGTGGATTGCCCACTTTACCCGTCAGTGCCACCTCATCCGAGAAGCTCCAGACGCTCGATGCATCCATGGCATTGATGGCGCGCACGCGCACCAGGTAGCGCCCGGCGTAGATGCCCGGTACCTCAAAGCCCTGAGTGGAGGTGCGTGGCATGCTGACCCAGTTGCCGGAGTCTTTTCTCCACTCTGCCTCATACGCGATCGCTCCGGCGACAGAATCCCACGCCACGCGCATCGTGGTAACGGCGATCCCCTGGCTGACCTGCGAATAGCTGTCGATTGTGACATTGTCAGGCGGTGCCTGGACGCCCGGCGGAATGACGCTGATCGGACGCTCATCAAGACGGGCACCGTGATCCACGGCAAAGTAAAGGTCCGGGTTGTACGTCGTGCCGCTGACCGCCCAGGTGCCGTCGTTATTGTCGGTGACACCCGTCACGCGAAACAGCGCGATATACAGATCGTCAGCCTCGACCGCCCAACTGCTTTCCGCTTCCGGCGTCTCGCTCCAGGGGGTGGTGACCGTGACTGTATCGCCGTTAACCGCCTGAACCGTGCGCGCCTGCGCCTGGCCTGAAGGCAGATTAACGAAAAGGCGATCGCCGGGCTTTACGTCGGCCGTGCGGTCGAGCTTAACGTTGCGCCCGCTCACCGCGCTGATGCGGCCACCGATGATCCGCCCGGCCAGCTCGTTGGCGGCCACACCAATCACCTTGCCTACCGGCGGCACATCGAGACCGGTGGCGAACGTCACCACCTCACCCGCGCCATTCGTCAGCAATATCCAGCGCCCGTGGCGGTTGGCCTCTGACTGTCGATCGCACCCGATAGCTGTCAGTTCAATCTGCCGGTAGTCGTAACGCATTGCCAGATCGTTGTCGTAAACGGGTTCGGGCGTGGATTTGTAATGGTTTTTGGGATCATCCCAGTTAACCAGCGCGGTGGTGTAGCGCGTCGTTTCGCTGGGATCTGAAAAGGTAAATTTGCCGTCCACCACATTAGCGTGGTTGTAGATGTGCCAGGTGTCGTCCGGCATATCCGCCAGGACATACATGCGGTCGTCACCCCAGTACGTCATGCCCCGGAACCGCGCCGCCAGATCGCGCAATACCGTCCAGGCCTCGGCACGGTCCTGAATGTACACGTTACAGCGGTGGCGTGGTTCCATGCCGCCCCTGCCATCCGGGATCAGCTGATCGCAGTATTGCGCGATCCGGTACAGCTCCCAGCGGTCCAGCTGTTCAGAGCCAATTCGCTGACCCAGGCCAAAGCGCTCGCTCAGAACAATATCGTAAAAAATCCAGGCGGGGTTATCGGTCCAGGCCCATTTGAAAGAGCCCGTCCATGTTCCGCTGTAAGTGCGGGTCTCCGGATCATAGGTATCCGGCACCCGGATGATCCGCCCGCGCGGGCTGCATACTACCTGCGGGATGCCGTTCGGGAACTGCCGGGCATCAAATTCAACGTACAGCAGCGCGGTGTGAGGGTAGCGAAGCTTGGCATCGATGATCTCGGTAACCGCCTGCACTTTCATCGTATCAACGATGTTAATGCTCGTGGCGTCCGGAGAGATGCGTCGCACGCGCAGCTGCCAGCCGGTGGTGGACTTCGGCAGGTTTATGCGGTGGCTTCGCTCGTAGAGAGTCGTCACCTTGTCGTCCACAACACCATTAATCACCGTATCATATGCGCCGCCATCAACAGACAGATCAATGGCGTACTCCACGCGGGTTCCGACCTTATCACCGTTATCCTTCTGCCACAGCAGAGTCGCCCAGCCGACGCGGACGCGCACCGCTGACAGCTGCGTATTCGAAATCGCGCGAATGTAAGGCACAGCATTCTTCAGCTCATAGCCAACAGTCAGCTCATTCTCTACGCCGGGGAAGCCCTGAATGTAAGGCTGATCCTGCACGCCGGACCGGAACTCCCAGACCACGCCGGGGAAGTTCTCAGAGCCGTCGGCGTTCTGCAGCGGTGTGTAAGAGGTTCCGTCGCCAAAAAAAATCGTCTGGCCGGTCAGCCCGCCGGCAAACTCCCCCTCACCCAGGGCGATCAGCATTTTGGCACGGGCGATCGACTGGGCGCTGTCCGGAGACTCAACCGGGGTATGCCCCTTTTTGCTGCCACTCTTGCGGCCTTTGATTTTAATGGTCATATTGCGCCCATAAAAAAAGCCGCTCAGAGGCGGCCAGGGTAGTGAAAGAAGTTACTGTTGATCTTCGGTGTAAATACCTGCGGAAATAATGGCCCCACCAATGTCACGCTGGCCGTACAGCAGCGGTACCGGATTTCCTGCAGCTGTGGTGTTCACCGGCCCGCCGAAGGCGTAAGAGGGTTTGTTATCCGGATCCTCACGCGAGCGCAATCCGGCCACCTGAGGAGACAGCAACTGCACCACGCCGCCTACTGCCATTGAACCAGCAGCAACATAAAGCGCAGTTTGCGTGGCAGCAGCCCAGCCTATAGGGTTCCACCAGGTAAAGGCGGCAATAGCAGCAGCAGCCACGATCTGAAATACGCCCGCGCGCTTACTGCCCCGGATGAGAGGGATAATGCGCAGCTCATGACCGCCACTGCACATCCCGAACTCCTCCTCGCCGATATTGCGGCGGTTGCGGAAGATGACAAAATCCAGCCCCAGCGCCCGCGCCTCGCGCAGCCAGGCGTCAAAGCCATCAATGGTTGCGGAGAGCGCCCGGAATACTTCCCGCGAGGAGTCGAGCACCCGGTAATGTGTTCGTCCGAAGCGCTGCGCCATCGAGCCGCTGAGTTTGATCACGGTGCAGTTTTCCATTACATCAGCTCCTGGTGACGCACGATTTTGATGGTCCGGTCGAGGTAATAGCCGCCATACGGTACCCGCTGGCTCAGCTGGCCATACACGTGGTGCAGCAGCATGTTGCCTTCAAGCAGCACACCGGCATGGTTTGCCACAGGTGACCGGACCTGCATGATCACCACGTCACCCGGGCGCGGCGGCCCGCTGAACTCCCGGAAGCCGCACTCGTGCCAGTTATCCATGTACAGGTTCTCACCCTGCTCCCACCAGTGGCGCTCCACGCTGTAGTTGGGCAGCGTGATGCCATGCTCTGTGCGGAAATAATCCATCAGCAGAGACCAGCAGTCGGCGTGGCCCAGAACGAACTGCCTGCCGGTCAGCGGGCGATCGCCACGGGGCATAATGGTGCGGATATCACCTTCAGGCCATGACGCGATAACCCAGGGCACTTCGGTGGCATCACACATCAACATGTCGAGTTCGCTGGGCTGTGTGGTTGCGCCGTCGCCGGGGTGGCTGTGAACCACGGCAACCACCGTGCCCTGGTCCTCTGCTGCAGCATACTCCTCCGGCGCGATCTCAAACTGCTCGCCGGGCTCGGTGGCGCGGTTCTCACACGGGATGTATTTTTCAACCCGGCCCTTCTGGATAACCAGGCCGCAGCACTCAGAGGGGAAAGCTGATTCAGCGTGCGCCAGGATGGCGCTGATAGTTTTACTGCGCATGGTTAACTCCTCAGAAGGGACGCCCCCGGCATCCCGCCATAATCAAGCTCCTCGTTTTCGCCGAAGCGCGGCTTACAGCCGGTCGAAAGCAGGCCGGAACACACATCCTGCGCCGGGTCATCCACCGGGTTGCCGTCTTTATCGAACCAGCCGTTTTGCCCGGCGTAAGTGCAGCCGTTGCCTGTTTTGTACCAGCCCCGCATGCACCAGGTGCACAGCGGCTGGATCTGCCGCGTAGGGATCTGCTGGCCACGCAGCTCGGCGGGGCTGGACAGCTCAAACTCCACCGTTTCGTCATCACCGCCGGATTTGCGATCCACATAGAAGACCTGCCTGCGCTCCTCCAGTGGGTCGGCATCCGGGTTGCCCTGCGAAAAGTTACGGGCATCCAGATAGTGGGCAAAGGTGTCATGAATGATGACCTTCGCCCGGGCCATACCCTGGAACCGGCGGCACAGCGCGCCGATGGTTCCCTTGACGTTTGCCACGGTCAACTTTGGCCTGGCGCTCTGGCCGTCGCTGCTGAAGGCAAGCCCCTCAAGCTGGAACGGCCAGGCGCTGTACTCCAGACCCTGCCACCAGAGCGATTTCGGATCGAGGCGATTTTCATCGCCGCCTGCCGCCGCCAGCTCCGCCTCTGTATGAGGAATGTTCTCGTTGTGAAAGCGCAGGATGCCCGCGCCGAACGCCGAGCCGTCCACCTCCAGCAGCCTTACTTTCTCGCCGGGTTCCAGCTTCTGTACGTCAGATGAAATGCTCATGGGTGAAATGCCTGTGTGAAGGTGGTGCTAAGGGTGTAGAGGCCCGCACCATGGGTGACAATGTTGATGGACTCGGAACGGTAAAGCCCCATGGACTCAAGCGGAGGTTTCCACTGGAAAGACTTCCAGCCCGCGTGCCGCTCAAGAAAGGCTTTTATCTCCAGGATATAAGCCTCCTTTCCGGTAAAGCTCACGCTCCACTGCGGTGTCCTGGGGTTGATGCCATCGCCGGACACCTGGGCATATCCGTCGCCGAACTGCGCCTTGCGGGTCCGGAAACTGGTGTCGACTTGCGCGCCGACACGCGGGCACCAGGTAAAGGTTTCTGTGGCCAAGGTTAAACTCCGTTGATTGCGCGCCAGAGAGGTGTGCCGGGGCGGGTAGCTTCATCGTTGACCGTACGCACGATCGCATCTGTAAGCTGGCGGCCAGCGGCGCTGGCAATGCCCTGACTGGCTGGCTGCTGCGCCTGGGAATTGAAGTTGATGTCGCCGATGCTGACGGACAGGCCGCCGCCCTGCCCCTGGCCTGAATCCAGCGCCCGGACACCCAGAGAACCGTCGGCGGCTCGCGTCAGCGGCATGATCGCCTCCGGCCCGGCCTCGCCCATCAGGCCAGCGCCCTTAGCGAACGCGAACATGGTCGGGCTGTTGACAATACTGTTACTGAATTTGCTCAGATCTGCGGATTCGTACACTCCGCCTTTCGCGTTCAGCTTTACTCCCGCTGCTGCACTGGCGTATGAACCAGAAGGCGTGCTGCCGCCCGCTGCCGCTCCAAAGCTGAATAGCGAGCCGATGCTACTGACAGCATTTGCGACTGCCATATTGACCAGCACGGTCTGGATTGACTTCAGCACGCTGACGCTCCAGTCCTTCCAGGACGCCTCGTTATCGTTGAGCATATCGACAATATTGCTGGTAGCGCTGGACATCGCGCTCTGCATTGCGCTGGCAGCCTGAGAGGAGTAGTTCGTGGCGTCATCAACCCAGTTAGCCAGGCCGTCGCGCGCGCCGGTAACCCAGTCGGCGTCGAGCTGGTCTATCTGCTGGTAGTAGGATTCGTAATTACTGAGGCGCTCGGCCTGAGCCTTTTCGAGCTCACCCGTATAGCGGTCGTACTCACCCTGGTTCTTGATTTCACCCGTCAGGTAACGCAGCTGCAGATCAGCCCTTTTCTCGTTAAATTCCCGCTCGACGTCCAGCCGTTCACGCATACGATCCCGGGTCTTGTCGCCCAGGCCAGCACCAGCGATATCGGCATTGAGTGTGGCTGCGCTGTTGGCGTTCTCACGCTGCAGGTTAGCTACGAACTCCGCCACTTTGAGGTTATCTTCGTTCGCCTTTTTAACTGCATTAAGACGATCCACCTCTGTGGCCAGTTGCTCGAGGCGCTGGCGCTGCGTCGCGTTAATCCCCTCCAGCTTCCCGTCTGCGATATCAAATTGCAGCTTTTGTTGCTCTGTGACCTCAGCCGTTTTTTTGCCGGTGGTGTCAATAAGGGCTATCTGGCGAAGGTAGCTTTGCTCTGTAGTCTTGAAAGCGCCCTCAAGCTTTTTAGCTCCGGCGTCAACCGTTGTCTTGCCGTTTACCTCATTAACTCCAAGCGAAAATGAACCCTTTGGCGCTGTGGTTGCTTGAGTCGTGGGCGGGAGATTCACAGAATTTTTTTGTTTCGACAGATTTTCACGCTGCTCTATTAAGCCCTTTAGCTCTTCGCTCAAGGTTTTTACACTGTCATCCCCACCTGTTAGCCAGCCAAAGAAAGACTCGCCTTGCGAATAGAATCCGTTGCGCCCCGAAAGGTTTCTCTGAAGATATTCAATACGCTCATTTATCTGGTCGATATTTGACATATCGACGTTGCCGCCTAATGCGGCCATTCTATTTCCCGACGCTACAGCAAGCTTTCCAGCCTCAGATGCTGCCTTTGCCATCCATCCCGCTAGCCCAGCTATCTGGCTCACAAGAGAAGCCAGGCCTTGCAAAACTGAAGGATCTGTTAAGATATTCTTTACATCGCTGAGAGACTTATTTAATTGAGTTAGGTCTACTTTTGCGAGTCCACTTGAAATTTCAATTTTCAGCCCTTTAACTTGAGCATCTATATCTTGAAAAAGCTCGTTAACTTTCAGCAAGTCATTAATAGATTTTGCGTCAGGAGCAACGCCATAATCTTTAGCTTGTTGAATGAATGACCTTAATTTTTCATTATTATTATCAAAAAGCGGGAGTAGTTTTGATAAGTCATTACCAAGACTTTCAAGAATAGTTATCTTCCCGGCGTTAGTTGAGACTTTACTTAAAGCCTCACCAATAGCCAAAAGCTGTTTGTCTGGGGTGGTTTTGGATAACTTATCTGCTGACAAACCCAACGCATTTAGTGCATCAACAGCCTCGCCTGATTTATTAAGTACAGCATCACCAATTTTATCGCCAATATCTTTGAAAATATCAGCCATCTGGTCGCCAGATACCCCGGCTTTTTCTGCAGCAAACTGCCACGCAAGAAGCTCTTGGGTCGATACACGCAGAGATTTTGCCCAGCGATCAGTTTCAGTAATTTGATCAGAAGTGGATTTTAGCAAAACAATGCCAGCAGCGCTTGCCGCTACCGCCGCACCTGCCGCAGCGACACCTGCTGACGAAATTGCAGAACCGACAGCTTTAGCGTCTCCCTCTATTTGCTTGCGCCATTTCCCTGATGAGCGCTCGGCCTTTTCCATTCCCGCAACAAAGCCGCCCACCTTAGCTATTAGATCTATCGTGAGGGTGCCAAGAGATTTACTAGCCATTTTTTCTCCAAAAAAAACCCCGCAAAGCGGGGCTCATTTAGCTATTTTGTTTTAGCCTATCCTCTAATTGTCTCCTAAAATCCTTTTGCAACTCAACAGGCAAAGAACTTAACCATTTGTCAATAAGAGGTCTATTCATCAGCATGATATCTGAAACACTACTCTTGCTATATTTCCCTAAAAGCATGAGTGTTACCCTATCAATGGCTAAAATATCAAGGCGATCACCACTATCATCATGGATAACAAAATATTCTGCATCGATACGATCTAGCTCTGTGAAATCTACTACAGGCACAGGCCTCTTCCTTTTCAATGCTGAGACTATCAGGCCACCTAAGAATAAAAAACCTGCGATTATTACAAGATTCTGCCTCAGAGAAAGCAGCCCGAAGTTAACAACATTTGTGCCATCTCCAACAGGTACAGTCACATCCATTAACAGGGCATATAAACCAAGTAACACGCCAATTAACGAAAGAAGCCAGCCAAAATTTTTCATTGCGAGATCTCCATCTATGAAGATCTAAATGTATCACAAATATTAACCCGCTTAGCTCCAAGCCTTCATGGCATTTTCCAGAGAGAGGGGCGCTTCGGGTATATGTGGAGCAAAATCACTGAGACGGAATGCCGGGGCATCCTTGCCTTTGTTGACGTTAGCCAGCACGGAAGAGATCAGCGCAGCGCCCCACTCCGTCCGCATCATCGGGTTCAGGCTTCCGTATCGTTCCCGGTATTTCGCCCAGAGCTGAGACTCTTTGAAGCTGATCGCTTCCCGCGCTTCGGCGATGGTTCTTCCGCCGATGCCGTTGAGGACGAGTTCGCACCAGAACTCATCTTCGGCGCTGAGCTGGTACTCTTTCCCAGATCGTTAACCTCCTGGATAGCGAGTAGCAGAGCGATAGTAAGCGGGCCATCCAGCGCGCCACGCTCCGGATCCGCTTCGCCGGTAATATCCGCCGGGCTAAATACCGGATGCCCGGCTTCGTCGCAGATAGAGGCAGCGATACGCCCGGCCACGCCATCCACCCGTCCATTAGCGGCCATAACGTCGGTCATTGCCGAGTGGTACCCCATCGGTCGCACATAGGTTGTCGCCTTGTGCTCTTTGCCGTCTTTGTCTTTCCAGGAAATTTCTTTCTCAACCGGGCGCCCGGTAAAGGCCCCCGACTGCTTCAGTGCATCAAGTGTCAGCTTCATGCTTTAGGCGCTCGCTTTTGGTACCCAGACGGCAGAGCCGGAACGCTGGATAGAGGCGGAAGTGGAAACAACCGTGTTGGCTGCAAAATCAAACGGGAAATCTGACACATAGCCCTTAAACACGAACCAGGTGCGGCTGTCGGGCAGTGCCAGTCCGTCTACCGCCCCGCTCGTGCTACCGGCGGCGGCCGTCGGTGTGGCCTCACCGTCAGACCAGCCGATTGCGAAGGTCAGATCCTGATCGGCCTCCTCATCAGAAATCGACAGGTTATAGAGCATGATATGGCTGGCATTTTTAGGGTCAGCGTTCAACGTGAGCGATGCCGCGCCGGGTGTACGCAGACCGCGCTTATAGGTGCGATCGTTGCGCTCTGAAAGACAGGTGTCTTCAATCTGGTCGGCCGGGTTGCTGCCTGGCGAGAAGGCCGTAATACATTCCACTTCACTCACTGCGCCATTGGCGAGCACAAAGAGCTGCGTGCCTTGAGTTAATACAGACATTGGTTATCTCCGGTCATAAAAAAACCGGCTCAGGGCCGGTGAGATGGTTATCGCTTTACTATCCAGTCCACGTCGAACGAATAGCGGTAGCGTCTGGTTTGAGGGTCTTTTTCCTGCCCGCCCCAGCGCGTGATATATGCATGTGGCTCTATAGCGTCTCGTAGCGCGGCGGCAACAGCGATCACTTCGTCCACGGTGTCCGCATACGCATCAACCTGCAGCGTGAAAGAATCTACGTCAGGGCGCTGGGCCAGGTAGTTCTCCGGAGAGCCGGTGACGTTCTGCCACACCACGTAGGGATAGACCACGTTGTCGTCCTGCTGGCCGAACGGATAGAGGCGCAGCGTTTCGCCGCCCAGCAGTGCCACCACCGACGGGCTGGCAGCGCAGACAGTAAATATTGGGGCGATCATGGAGGTATCCCCTTTTTCGCCGCGCGCTTGATGGCGCGGTCGATAGCCTTTTCGTATTCAGTGGCGAACACGGTCACCACCTCGCCGGTGCTGCTCTCCGCCGCCGGGCGCATAAACGGCTGCGCCCGCACGTTCTCGGTACCGAACTCAATCAGTCGCCAGTGTGGTGTCGGCGCATTCTCACCGAGATCAGGATTTTTTTTCAGGACTGCGCCGTGAAGAACGCCGATCCGAAAACCCAGATTGCCGGTGGTTTTGAAGAGGCGGCCATTCCAGCGCATAGCCACGTTCGCAGCTATGCTTCGTCCGGTGTGCGGATCATCGATACGGCTGGCGTTTGACTTTGCTTTTTCGACAATCACGTTACCGGCGCGCCGAAGTGCTGCCCGTCCGCCACGACGACGCAGATCGTCACTGACGGAAGATAATTTCCCCAGCAACGCTTCGACACCGATGATGCTGAAATCAATACCGTCAGCCATCGTTAACCCCCCGGGAGCATGGCAGTGTCAGATATTCCCGCCCGCTTTTGTCGTCTTCCAGCACGCCCTGAATATCGTAAACGCGGCCACGATAAAGAATGCGGTGCTTATCCGTGACATCATCTCGCCAGCGGATAGTGATCCGCGTGGTTACCTCACTCTGCCCCGCCTGCGCGGCCACAAAATCGCGCGCAGACAAGTCGGTAACGTTAGCCCACAGTTCGGCCTGGTCAGCCCACCCATTAACCACCGCGCCGGTAACCGGGCTCTGCGTTTTAACAGGCCTCTGCAGCGTGATTCGTTTATTGAGCTTCCCCGCCTGCATGATCACCCCCTGGGCTTGCCGCTGAGGTAAGTATGCTGTGGAAGTTCAGCGTCACTCTCTTCCACTACCGTTGACTGATAGATCACCGCCGTCAGGGCCTCGTTTGACTCCGCCAGTCGGTTCATTGCTGCTGTCTGGGCCGCCATTGCTGCCAGCAGCTGTTTTACCTGTTGATCGTTCATAGGCGATCCTCATCCACTTTTTAAGCCATTCACGCCGGGCGGCGCATCCGGAGCAGGCCATCAGTGCCACCGACGGTGCTGTATCAGCAACGCCTCAACGCCCAGCGGCGTTTCCGCCAGATTCTGCGACGCGGCTTCGCGGTTCGCATACCAGTGACCGATGAGAAGCAACATCGCCGCCCAAATGCCGGAAGTAAAAAGAACCTCTCGGGGAAGCTCTTTATCTTCCACTGGAGGCGTCAGTACCTCCACCAGCGCACCGTCGCAGAAATGCTCAACATAATCGACGGCAGCTGAGGCGTATGCGGCTATAAGCGTATCTTCGGCGTCGCTGTCAACCCTGAGATGCGCCTTTATCTGCGCCATCTGCTCCGCGCTTATTTCCACCTTTACCCCCGGTTTTCGGTTTTTCGGGATCTGGCGTCTCTGCCTTTTCAGGCTCAACTTCTTCGGCCAGAAGCATTTTCACCAGCGCTTCGCCAATTTCCTTTTTCACTGTTCGTGTTTCGCCCTGCGAAACGTTGCCGAGGTGATAATGCGAGAACATACGGAGAGCTTTAATTTTCATGCGGTAAACGCGGCCATTGCTGACCGCGCCCTCGTGTTATGCGCCAGAAGAAATGGTCATGCTGCCGGTTACGATCGCCGCCGGACGATAGTGAGCCAGTGCCAGGCGTTCTTCGCACAGGATGGTCAGCATGTTTTTAACAAAGTTATCGCGATCCTGGTTGCTGATCTCGATGGTGGCATCCATACGATCCCATACCTGCGAGGCCAGACCGAACGCACCGACGGTAAACGAGCCAGCCGCCTGGGCCGTAGTGGAAACCACCGGCAGCCCCCACAGCACTTTCGAGGCGAACGCCTGCGGGCCACCAAGGATATAGTTGCCGTTGGCATCCTTCAGCAGCGCAATGCGGTGCCAGTCGCGCGGGTTCAGAATGATACCGTCAGCTTCGAACTCGCTCAGCGACACCTGGTAGATAGCGTGGGCGAGAATATCTGCGCCGTTGTCACCATCCGCGTTCAGTTCCGTCTCATAGTCGGTGCCCACGGCATTCAGGCCCAGCAGGTTATCGCCGGTACCATCGCCGTTCAGCATCTGGTTTTCTTCCACCAGTGCCAGGCCGTACATCATGCGGGAGTTGATGTAGGACTGAAGCGCCGGCGCATCATCCATGATCTGGCGGGACGCCTGCATCCAGTGCGCGATGGTTTTCACGTTCGCCGTTTCTTTGGTGAAGGTGATGTTACTTTCCGGCTTCAGCGCACCTTCAGCCACCGGGGCCGCGGCGTTGGTGAAGATGTTTTCACGAACGTATTCCAGGGCGTTACTGGTGATTCGCCCCTGCGCCAGCAGGTCGCGGACAGTCAGGCGGCGCAGGCCCGGCGTCAGAATGCCCGGCACCTGCTGCGGCTGCACCAGCGCACCGGCAGAGGCAGCACCCGAACCGAGTGCCTTATCAAAGCTGGTTACTTTCGCTTTGGCACGGTCACCGTTCCAGTTTTTGATGAGATCTTCTGACACACGTTCAGAGAAAGACTTCTTCGCGGTCTGGTCAGGCGCATTACCTGCGAGTTTTTGCTCAAGATCGAAGAAACGCTGGCCGAGCGATTTCACTTCGTTCTGGGCTTTGGTCAGGTTTTCCTGAAGCTCTTTATTGATCTGCCCGTTCTCCTGAATGGACTTACGCTGCTCCTCGATGAGTTCCTTCACTTCTTTCTGTGAATTCTCGATCGCTTTTTCCAGTACAGATAATTCAGACATGTGGTGCTCCGTTAATTGTTCCGCAGGTTAGCGGCAAATGAGGTAATGCGCTGTGCCAGCGCGTCAATGTCGCCGCTACCGGACTCACTCCGGCCTGCGGACTTCACGCGGGCGATAAACGCCTGCGCTTCAGCACGCGTCAGGCCGACTGAATCCCTCAGCCAGGCCTCCGCGTCACGAATGGATTTGATGCCGTCGATACTTTTCATGGCGGTAACGCCCGCCAGTTCGTTGGCCGGGAAAGTGCAGACGCTGATTTCCCGCAGATAAGAGATGTTTTTGAAAATGAGGCCAGTGGTACCGACGCTGTAATCATCTGGCCCGACAGAGAACCCCACCGACATGCCTTCGACAGTGCCGTGCTGCATCGCAGCTTTAAGATCTTCAGAGATGCTCAGGCCGGGTGTGAGCTGCCCGCGTACAAACAGCCCCTTCTCGTCTTCATGCATGGCATCCCACTTGCCGACGGGGATAGCGCGCGTCTGATGGTTAAAGAACATCGCCACCTTTCGGCTCTGGTTAGCGACCACGCCAGCGAACGCACCTGGCAAAATGATGTCTCCATCCGAGTCGGTGTTATTGAATACCGAGGCGTACCCCTCAAACGTTCCCTTACTGCCGTCGCCGGTAAACTTAATTTCGGTCTGGTCGAACGCCAGCGTTTTGTGAATATCAGGCATCATGGCCCCCATAAAAATTAAGCCCCGTCAGTGCGGGGCTATTTGTTTGTTCCGAGATCGGTAATGGGTACGTTCTGCGACTGGCGCGTCGCCACATCACCGCCAGGCAATGGCGGAAGGTTATCCAGTCGCCGCACCTCGTTAACGGTCCGGATCCCGGTGTTGACCATCGTTTGCATGAAGGTGGCGCGGCTCGCTGAATCCCCACGAAGCAGGCCGTCGAGGTTGTGCTCGGCGTGCAGCCTGCCCTGATCGGACTCTTTCACCAGCCAGCGCTCGATGCTGTATTCCCAGCGATCGAGATAGGGTTTCAGTGTGTACTGGAGAAAGCCGAGGTTCTGCTGCTCAATACCGCTGCCCCATGATGTTGTTTTTTCAACATCACCCACCAGGTGCGGAGGAACACCGTAAAATCGCGCCAGTTCTGCCACCTGAAACTTGCGGGCCTCAAGCATCTGCGCGTCCTGCGGCGAGATGCCAATAGGCTGCGTGGTGAATCCGCTCTCAAGGATCCAGAGGCGTTTTCTCACCGGGCCGCCGGCAATCTCCTTAAAGTTTTCCTCCAGCTGCCCGCGCTGCTCTTTAGTCAGTACCTTGCCGTCAGTCATCAGGATTTGCGGCGACTTCGCGCCGTTGGCGAAGAACTCCCGCTGGTTATCTTCCATAGCGATCGCCACGCCAGCAGATTTGGCGCTGAACGCCAGCGGCGACAAGCCGACCAGCCCGTTAAAGCCGAAGCCCTTCAGGTGGAATATCTCTTTAGGCTTAAAGTCCACATACTCACTGTCGCGCCGGTACCGGTAGATGACATTCCTTCCATCAATCCGGACATCCATGTTTGCGCTCATCAACGGCAGCATGCTGATGACATCGCCGACGCTGTTTCGCTCTACATGCGCGTAGGCGTTGCCGTAGGCGCAGAGCTGCATTGTCATCGCCTCGCGAAACTCCAGCGCAGTCATGAAGTTGTTGGGCCGGAAGCGGAGCAGCTTCGCCAGTGGGTTTTTGTTATCGACCTTCTTACGCTGATCGTCGATGGTTTCAAAAACGTCCAGCGGCAACGATGCTGTTACGGTGGAGATGAGCCTGATACAAGCCCATACGGTGCTGATCGACATGTTGCGCTCATCGCTCACCACCGATTCCCCGACAGTGCCGTGAGCCGATGTGCCCGCCATCTGCGAGCCGTTGTCCGGTGTGACCAGGCGGCCACCGGTAAGAATAGAGGCCATGCGCGCCCAGAATGGCGAACGTGTCCGCAGGTCAATGCTGTAGTCGGTTTCTGCCATGCTAGATGCTCAAAAAGTTGTAGATGAAATCGTTAACGTCGCCCTGATCCTCCACCTCATCACTGGTCTGCGCGCCGACAGACATCGCCAGCGCTACCATGCCGTCGATGCGCCCGCTGGCTTTGCCTTTCACAAATTTGCGGTTGCCGGCGGGGTCGGTGATGACGGTGGCGTTTTTGGCGCACATTTCGAGAATGGGGTGATTGCCGTGCTTCAGCTGCCCGCCGAGGAGTCTGGCCTCAAGTTCCCGGAGCGCCGGTGACATCGAGACAAAGCCCTGGCCGAACTCCACAAACCGCTCGAGCTCCGCCTCGGTAAACCCGGCATCTATCAGATGTGGGCGAAGGAAGCGCATGTTGTAGCGGTCGAACGCCAGCGCCCGGACGTTACAGGTGTCGAAAACGCGCCGCAGCTCGCGGGCGATGAAGGCGTATTCGATGGCCTTGCCCGGGGTTGTGTTAAGAAAGCCCTGCTTCGCCCAGATGTCGTAGGGAACGCGATCGTTGCGCGCCTTGTCGGCCAGCCCCTCTTCGGGCAGCCAGAACGTGCAGTGCACATCGCCCTGCGTTGTATTCAGCACCAGGGCGGTCAGATCCGACACGCTGGAAAGGTCGAGGCCACCCCACACAGTTTTACCCGTGAGATCGTCAGGCTCTTCCTTGTTCATGTGCCAGACGGTCTGGCTGACAAACGGGCTTTTAGCTTCAACCCTGCGGTTAAGCACCAGGTTCTCGAACTCAGCCTGGCGCGAAGGCAGGCGCTTGGCGCTGGCGGCCATGTCCAGCACTTCTTTCTGGTTCATGAACACGTCAAATGCCGGGTTCGCCAGCCTGATGGCCTCAACCGAAAACGGGTCGATATCTTCCGGCGCAGTCTGGAGACGGACCACCGTTCTCGGGTCAGCACCGGTCAGGCCGTCATCAATCAGCAGGCTCAGCAGGTCACTCGCGTCAGGGGCCTGGGTGCTGATGATCACCGAAATGGGGTTATCCTGAGCGGCGGTGGCAGTCTCCAGCGCCTCATAAAGTGCATCTCGCGGCCCGCGTACCTGCCCCAGTTCGTCGTGGGCAACGAATCGCGGCGAGAAACCGTATGCCGTTGTGGCTTCGGCGCTCAGCGCGCGGTAGTACGAACCCAGCTCCGGGCAGTGAATCTCTTTCGCTGAATCCTTAATTGCGACGTATTGCATCAGCACCGGGTTCATCCGGCACATCTTTGAGGCAAGGTTAAACAGAATGGCGGCCTGATCGCGGGATCGCGCAGCGGAATACAGCTGCGAGTTCGGCGCGGCCTCCGGCCCTACCAGGTAGAGCAGCATCAGCATGGCGGTTTCAACGGTTTTGGCGTTCTTCCGCCCGCGGCTGATGATCGCCCGGCGTGTGCCGTGCGGGTTGTCGAAGATGGCCCTGAAGTCGTCCTTCATGAACTCAGCCATTTTCAGGGGCTGACCGACGAACTTACCTTCAGGGATGACGATATTTCTTTCGCACCAGAGGATATTCCTCTCAGCTCTTGTCAGAGTTTTTTTAGCCATCAAAGAGCCTTAATCAATTTCCCAGGGCTTTTTCTCCCGAGCCAGATTGTTGTTAGCACGGCCAACCGTTTTGGGATCGGCAGTGGCCTGCCGGGTGATCCGCAGACGTGTCGCAAGAGAGGATGCCGATCGCACTTCGCGCTCGCGCATCGTAAGCAGCCTGTCGTAGCGCTTCAGCCCATCGTCACGGGCCAGCCACTCCAGCTCGAACTCCTCGATCTGCGTGGTGAGCAGCCGGGCCTGCACCACATGGCGGCAGTACATCTCCAGCATATCGCGGTGCGTTTCGGTGAAAGAGCTGGCCGGGTTGTCATTGACCAGCCGGACCCAGACGTTGATCTCCGGATCGCTCAGGTGAATGGACGGCTGTAGCCTGCTTTCAGCCAGTGCTGGCAGCGAGACAGCAGACGTCGCAGCCAGAGACTTTCTGCCTCGCTGTGCCATCGCGTTTTTCCTTTTTTTCTGGACGTTTTTAAAAATAAAACTGGGAGCGCGGTCTTTACCGGCCAGGTGTCAGAGTTTTACCCTCCCCCCTGCCTCGCTCCTATCAAACGAGAATGATTATCATTTTTCGATAATCTGCAGGTTTTCGCGGGCCAGGCTGGCGGGTTCCAGCCGTTTGCCAACACCGAGAGGGATGGTCAGAGTGATCACTGGCAGCGTCTTGCCCGCCTCATGATGGAGGCTCATAGCGGTGACTGACTTGAAGCAGATGCCATCAATGCTCAGTTCAACTAAATCACCTTCCCGGTATTCAATCTTCAGATCTTGCATCACATGCTCCTGTTACCAGATCACTCGGCCCTCTTCATCAAACTCGGTCACCGTCCCGCCGTTCTCCATGCGCTGCTTGACGGAGTCGTGGCAGCGTTTGCATAAACTTTGTAAATTTTCCGGATCGTGAAAGAGGGTCTCATCGCCTTTATGCGGCTTAACATGGTCCACCACAGCTGCTGACACCACCTGATTACGCTTCAGGTGAAACTCGCACAAGGGCTGCTTCTGCAGCTGGTGATAACGCAGGCGGTACCATCGCTTGGTGTTGTAGAGATTGTGCCAGGGAGAATTGGAGGCCATACAAAATCAGCTTCGTTCAATGATCGGCATCAGTAATGCCAGGTGGCGAGCCAGGGCTAAAGTCTGCCCAGTCTCTGCTGCGGCTCTCGTTAGTTCTGTCGCCTTTTTGCTCGCCTCGATTCGGCTACATCCTACGTAGTCTTCACGGGTCGGGACTTCTTTGATCCGTCGATACAGCAGGCCGCCGGGCTTCAGTGCGTTGCGCATGGCCTCGGTCACAGCCTGATTAATATTCAGCTGCATGGTGACCTGCGCAGAAGCCTGAGCGTCCTGCGATGTCAGCAGCGCCTTAAACAGATCGCTCTCACGTACAGCATCAATAACAGCTTCGCGCATATCGTCAGAGAGGCGGGTCTTTACATTATGTTCATTGATAAGCGTTGGGCCAGTAACGGCGAACCGATCCGCTTTAAATTCAACCTGCTTCTTACCATCTTCAACAGCAGCACCCATACCAGCAGCGTAACGGTGGCCGTTCTCGTCGGTGTTTACCTTCGTTGACCAGTTGGCTGTCGCGTCCACCAGCCTTTGTTCTTCTAGCGGGTTGATACGTCCAATACGTGCACTAACTGAGCCATCCTCACGATAAGCCGTGAACTCACCGGCTGAGATATTCACCCATCCGCCTGTCTTAGTGCGCTTGTCCTTCACGCTCAGCAGGCCAGGAAAATATTCAGGGTAACCGGTAACTTTAATGCGGCGGCCTTTGAGGTTGTACTCAGCAGAGCCAGCAGGGCTTTTGATGATCATGCCGTTGTCGGTCAGAACGACACGCATGCCAAGCATCGCCTGCTGCGGCGATAAGTATTTCATTCGGGTTTCCTTTTAGATGTGAGCCTGTCGCACAGGACAGCCGCCCGAGAGAAGCGGATCCCCAGGCTCACGGCTGAAAGACTCTCTTTGGTGCGCGTGCGAGGCGCATAAAAAAAGCCATCAGCGGATGCCAGTGGCTTGCTAATTAAGCATTGAAGAAAGGTTTTCTCACCCAAATGTTTAAGCGCCTTTCGGAAGTGCGAAACCTCGTACAGACCGTTTCACCTTACGAAAAGCATAACTGAACAATAAGTGAGCAAATAAAAGTCAGGAGGGATACAATGATTACCCACACATTTATAGAGTAAATTTATGACTATTTTCGATGACCTAAAAATGTACATGGATAAGCCAGTTAAAGTTAACTGTCCACACTGCTCTTACGCAATGGAACAAAAAAGTAGCAAAATCCGTAAGAACATTACCTGTATATGCCCGAAATGTGGGCACTTCTTTCTCCCCGAGGAACGGTAAGTCCCCTGAAAACCTTCTTGTGAGATTTTACCCCCCTCATTTAGCTATAAGTTGTTGGTAGCTTGTACCTTCCTGTCCAAAAGTTTGGAGTAGCATACCGTGTCGTACACCAGCGGACTTAGAAAGCTCAAAGAGCGCCCCGTACATGTCACCTGTCCCAGGTGCTCTCAGATCGCAGACCAGAAAGCAGGAAAAATGCGTAAAGATTTATCTCTTGAATGCCCGTATTGCGGTCTGGATTTCTTACCATCTGAATGTAAATGCATTGGAGGATAAGCCGCTCTTCCTTCAAACAAACTTTTAGTAACCAGAACACTTTGAGATAGAAGGCAATCATGAAAAATACTACAGACGTAATGCTCACATGTGGCATTATTGAGAGCCGTTTTCAGGGAGAATCTTCACATCCGATTTGCATTCATCGGGTCGCTTTTAATAACGGTAAATTCGCATTAATTCGCAGTGTGAGTAATATTTGCTTTGCAAATGGCTCAGTTCTTAAGCGCAGCAGTCAGGGCTGGTTTTCGGAGAGCAAACCAGAAAAGTTGCTGCCTTTTGAGTACATCAGTGAACAAGAGTCGATAAGAAGATTCAGAGAAGGTTAATTATATATATGTTTCTAATGTCATTTGTTACCTTCTCAAAGAAACGTTATTTAAATTTACTCTCGATACAGGCATATATTCAGCAATAAAAAACCGCCCGCAGGCGGTCAGTCTTCTTTCATAATAGCAGGCCTGATATTGCAGCTCCGCAGCTGGTAATCGCTATGCTCGGCCCTGAGCTCAATATCGATTTCATCAAAGAACCGGTCATAGAGCTGGTGGGCTGGCTCGTTCTGCAGCGCCTGAATGAAGTGAGTGCCATGCCCGAGAGATATAGTCTTTGTTGAGAACCGGAACTCTACCTGCCAGACGACCACCTTGTTAGGATCTACAGGCTGTTTCATATCCCCTCCGCTCCAATATTTGCAGTCAGGATAGGCCACTAAAGGGACAATGAATACGATACCGACGTCAGTTTTTGAGCCCTGACACACTTTACTTGTACGGCTTAAAAGGCTTTCCAGCTAACTCTCACAGCAAAAATCCCTAAAATCAGCACACTTAGTATCGTAACGATTGTGCACTTGCACTCCCTCAGAAGCATTATGGGTTTCCTGTTTCTGAGGGCTTTTTTTATTTTACTGCATTATACCAGGCCTGCCAGCGGTACTTATCCAGTCGCAGCTGGCGGAGGCATTCCGCCGTCTCAGTATCCGCCTGCAGGTCTGCGTCGCTGTCTGCGCCAGCATCACTTGCCCTGCATGGGGGCTGCATCAAATCCGCTGATGGAGTTGGCAGCGTTGATAGCGCGTTGCCGCAGCCGGACAGACTCATCATCAAAAACACAAACGGTACGATTCGGGTCCTGGACATATTTCACCACGTCGCGGGTTATGGTTCGGTAGATGATTCGGCCTTCGTCGCTGGCCTGCGCGGCCTTCTGCTCAACAGGCTGAATGGCCTTCTCAGCTTTGGCGCGCTTACCGGCGGCCAGGGCGTTGATGTGGTCAGCGTGGGCGTACCAGCCATTCCGGCACCGTAGCTCGCCATAGCCAATACCAAGCAGCATGACCACGAGAGCGATCATCAGGATCGTTCGAATGCTAAAGGTCATTCTTCCCCTCCGCCAGGCACAAGCTGCGCTCCATTTCGCGCCGGTTCTGGAGGCCTTTCCACTTCATGCCACCAGCGTAAACCCAGCGGCGCATCTCTTCGCACGCTCCGGCATGGTCGCCTTTGTTCAGCTTGCGCAGCAGCGTTGATTTCGAGAACGCGTCAGAGCCAACGTTAAAGACGAAGCTGTAGAGCGCGGCGCGCTGATACTCGTTCAGCGGCGCTTTGACCAGACTATCAACCGTCTTCTTGGCTGGCTGTAAGTCTTTCCATAGCAGGTTGTCACACTCGCGATCGGTGTAGGTCTTCCCTTTCACGATATCCCGGCCTGTATGGCCATCGCAGACGGTCCATACTCCGGCTACGTCTTTATAGGCTTCGTACTTCCGCCCCTCTACGCCGTCTTTGCCGCCGAGGAATACTGTGGCGATCGCCAGCGCACCAGCACCAGCTACACCGATGAGTTTTTTGCGCAGGCTGCTGGTCATTGGCATTTAATCATCTCCGACTTTGACTGCGGGGCCGTACTTCTCCAGCGCTTTGACCTGGGCGTTCGTCACCTTGCGCTTGAAGTACCAGTTAACCAGCCCGGTGATGATGATCCCGGCAATACCCGCCAGCACACCGATCGCGCTCCACTCATCAGGGCTGAACTTTGTCAGGATCCCGTTAACGATTGTGCCGCCAGAAGTGCCCAGGGCGACGCCGGTTACAAGTTTGCTCATATGGGTCATTCTCTCACCTCCGATAGGGTCGGGGTGCTGTGTTGTAGTTGAAGTCATGGCCACCAGCTGGCGGCTAAAATGCACTCTGTAAAAGACGCCCGTCGGACGCCTTTAGAAGAGTGTTATTTCGTTTTCTTTAGCAGCGGCCAGAGCAGAGCTACAACGCCAGCCACCAGCACGCCGTCGGCCAGGATCGACATCAACTTGCTGGTAAAGTCGATGGCGATCACCAGAAACAGCAATACACCAGCAGCAGCCCAGCGAAGCCGGGCCATTACAGGTGGTTTTCCAGACGCAGGCCGAGGGCGCTGGCGATCTCTTCCAGTACCTTGCGCTCTTCCGGCTCTACTTCGCCGTCAGCTTCCGCAATGGCTACTGCCACGTCGAGAACGTCTTCCGCCTCGCGCGTGTCGTGCTTAACGTCTTCAATCTCACGCAGCGCCGCGCGGCGGCCAATCTTGAAGTTAGTGTCCAGCTGACCGACAATCGTCGCGCTGATGGCGTTGATTTCAGAGGTGAACGCCGCCAGCGATGGCTGGTTACGCAGCACCTGTTCGATCTTCGCTTTCTCTGACGCTTCGCATTCGCCGTCGGCGTATGCCACCAGGTAAGCAGCGTTTACCACCGCCTGAGCCAGATCACGCTTTTCGAACTTCTTGATGTCGCTTACTGCCTTACGTGCTTTTTTACCGAAACCGAACATAGTGACTTTCCTTTTAGGGGGTGAGCCAGCGCTCAGGATGGTCAGCCCACAGAGACGGTCACACCGACCATCACTCTGGCTCACCTCTGAAAGGCTCTGTGGTTGAAGCGCCGAGCGTGGCGCGGGAAATAAAAAAGGCCCGCCGAAGCGAGCCTATGGGATAGTGAATTACTTTTACGCGGCGTGTAGTTCGAGGGATTTACCCAGCGCCGCGAGCGCTTTCTGTATGGTGTCTATTTTGGTCGAGTGATGCAGATCGAGGATGCGGGTCACCTCCTGCGGGCGCGTGTCGATCATGCGAGCCAGTTCGGCGTTACTCACACCGCTCTGAACTACCGCATTGAGCAGCAGCACTTTGGCCGCCACGCTGGCGGGCACCTCCACGAACGCTTCACCCTGGCCGGATGGCGGCGGGATCTCGCGCCGGTCTTCAAAGTAAAAGTCCAGCGCTGTTACCAGAGCGTCCTGCGCCATCGCTAACGCTTCCTCTCTGGTATCGCCGCCGGTCATTGCTTCCGGGATATCTGGAAACAACACCGCGCACCCTGTTTCATCACAATCGAACGTTACTGGATATCGCATATCTGATAAGTGAACCGCCGCAAGTACCAGCCCCGAAGGGCTGGATTTTTATTTCAGGCCGAGTTGCTTGAGAATTACTTTTCTCAGTGGCTCCGGTATCTCTTTACCCGGATGCCTCGGCATTACCGTTTGCTTGCCCTGGTAGAAGAGTTTTAAGTGGTTAGTACCTTCTTTAAACTCTACCCCCTGAGTGGCAAGCCAACGCTTGAACTCGCTTTGCTTCACTTCCTCCTCCTGTCTGTTTAACTTGAAACAATTATAAACATTTTTGTTTATACAGACAAGAGATTTATAAACTTTTTTGTTTATGTGCGCAGGCACAAAAAAGCCCGCAACATGGCGAGCTTTTTGGAGTTAATTATCTGTAGGCGATATACTCCATAATTTGAAGTTTACACGACACTTTCGGACAAAATCAAGCTTTGATATTGAAAAGTTAAATCCAGAGGAGCAAATAATTAAAGGGTGATATAAAAAACCCGGCGCGGTGGCCGGGATGTTTTAAAGAATGCTTGCGAGATACCTTAGTTGTTTCTGATATCGCGTAACAGATTGGTTAACCTGTAATCGCTTGCCTTCACTTACAGTGTGGAATCTACCAACCTTAAGCTGAGAAATTGGGATGCCCTCGGCACCACTAATTTGACCGCTGGAAACGAAATCATCGGTTACAACAAAAGCTTTGCTTACGTCTTCATCGGCAAATAGATGCTTATATTTATCCGCAATCTTAACAGCTCGCTCGATATACATTTGAGATGCTTTGCCTGGTGTTGATGACAGTTTGCTTTTAGATCCAGCCATCGTCATAACAATTGCTGCAACTTTAGGTGAGGATAAACCTCCGGCGCGGCTATTCCACATTTGGAAGTCTTTATCAGTACGTGACAGCATATCCAGTGTCAAATTAAGGGATTCAATAGAATGCTCGTCAACTCGAACAGGGATGATTAGTGCTTCAGCAGCGCACCACGCAAGGTGCGTCCCACCTGCATAAAACGGGCTCGTATCCATTAAGAGAATTTCGCATTTTTTCTCAATGGCCTCCTCTTTCATGATCGAATGAAGGGAGGTAAGAAGCGTAGCGACGGCTCTTGGCTCTCCTCGCGATAAGGCCACCTGAAGTTGTTGATACATGCTTGATGGGAAAGCAAATAGCTCAGGATCTCCAGGAATTGCATAGCATGCCTTGCCACCTTTAAAATCTTCAATGTAGTTGCTGACGCGGTAAGAAATGTCGTCTGGCTTCTCACCAAATGCAGGGCCTAACATCCGTGGAGTTAAAGCGTGGGCAACGGTAACTTTGGCATTCGCACCCTTCAGGATCGTTTCCGTCAAGTTACATTGAGGGCAAAGGTCAGCAACAAGAACTGAATTGATACGAGAAATCTCGTATGCCAAGTTGAAAGTCATCGTAGATTTACCGACACCTCCCCTAAGATTGGATACAGCATAGCTTTTAAAACGTGGTCCACCTGTTGCGACATAGCCATGTTCTACAACCTGAGCATAGCGGGTAAGCACATCATCTACCAAACTTGACATAATCATCTCCTCATATCGACAACTGGTATTTAATCACCACAAAAGTGCAGGATCAACAAAAAAGTGCAGGTTTTGAAAATAAGTGCAGGAGTAACATCAAAATGCAGGTTTGTATTTATAGTGCAGGAGTTATGGGTTTTTGCAGGAGATTTTGGTATAGCGATCAAAAAAGGCCGCATTCCTGCGACCTCGCGTCAATCAAACGTATCTGACGGCCGCTTTTAGCTCTCATTCTGATGGAGGGTTGTTACTTTCTGAAAAACAGTGTCTGCTTGGTGCTCCTCCTGCCAGCATTTATCGACAAGAACTGCAAGAAAGGGCTTCCAGTTGCGGGTCCATGTCCTCACATGCAGCTTCGGCAGACGCCTCAGAATCGCTTTGTGCGCAGCGGTCGAGGGTACGGACGAGAAGCCATTTCCAGAACAACGCTCACAGGTTTTGAATACGGGCGCGCCGTTTGCCTTCGTTGCTACACGGTCGAGCACTTCGCCTTTCCCGCCACAGCGGCACCGTGCGTGGATCACGCCCTTTCCCCCGCACGTTGCGCAGGTGTGCTTCACCAGCTCATGCTTAATCTTCGGGGCTACCACCCCCGCACCGTCAACATCAACAATGCCGGGATGCTTGATCACATCCTCATAGCTTGACGTCAATCCGGTACCGCTGCAGCTGTGACACGTCACGCTGGTGGCAGCCGAACGGGCATACTCAGCGAAAGCAAATTGCGCCAGCAGCTGCATGCACCAGCCGAACTCGCCACCAGCTGCTTTGCGCACATTCTTCGGGGCTGCTTCCATCGCGTGCCGCGCGAGTGCCTGAACCGCCAGCTGCTCATCCGTTTTGCTGATCCCGGCCTTGCCGAAGTATGCCGCCAGACCGAACCGGGCACGGCTGCTGGTGGTGCCGATGGCTGCCATGATATCTGTGCCGGTGATGCGATCCGGCGAAGTGCCCTTCACGCTGTCGCTGATGTGCATGCCCTGGGGGCTGAAATGTTTGAGTGATGCTTCCAGCTTCATTCTTCACACTCCCCTACCAGATTGAGGATGATCGCCGCGCCGCCACTTTCCATATATTCGGTTCTCTCGTTAGCCAGCAGCCAGATGCAGACCTCAACAGCTTCAGCTCGCGTTACCGGCTTGATGGAGGACAGCAATTTCTCCAGGTGCTTTTCACGGTCATAAACAGAGCTGTGGTGCTCCGAGTAGCCGTATTCGTGTCCCAGCTCACGCGCTGCGCAATCACGCTCACGATAAAGCCAGTCCCAGTAAACAAGTTCACGCACCACATCAGAAAGTGTGTGGGGCTCCGGCAAAACGTCACAGTAACCGCCCACCAGCGCGCCCCGCTGGTCGTCAATTTCGAAAATGCGATGACCGCTGATGTGCCCGGCTTCCATTTCTTCGGCAGTCCAACCGAAGTCGCACCCTTCAACGTATTTCGGCGACGTTTTCATAATCCGCTCTGCCTCAACATCTTCCAGCGCCGCTTCGTAGCTGCCGAACGTCGCGCGCACTCCTGCCGCTTTCTTAATGTTCTCCCGTGCGATCTCGATAGCTCTCGCCGGGTTATCCATGCCGATAGTTGCGAATGCAGCCATGAACGGATCAGGGCGTTTCGCCAGCAGGTGGCGGGAATATCGCTTCTCAGCCTCCTTCGGCGTGATCGTAATTTTCTCCAGCGCAGCTTCGGCTGCGTCCAGATGTGCAGGTTCGTTCATCCGGATGACCTCCAGCACCCAGAGATAGGCGTCTGTCTGCTTATCGCCGGTAATTTTCCGTTGCTCAGGCAGTGGCTTGATGTTCGCCAGGGTGGTGCTGTGCGCTGCCGTCGGGATGGTGAAGAGTGCTTTATGTTTGATATTGTCTGTACGCATTACGCCGCCGCCTTTTTCTTGTAAAAAACCAGTTCACGAACCTGATCGCCGTTCATGAGCATGTCGTTGAAGTCCCCGTTATCGGGGTAGTAAATGCTGATTCTTTCCAGGTCATTTTTTGCGAGCAGATTGGCATGCGCGCATTCCAGCGCAGCCGCTAATCCCGTCGCGCTGTTAATGTCACGATCTGCAAAGATGATGAAATTCTTCACGCCGGCCGGCACCCGGAATTTCTTCATGAATCCGCTGTTGATGGTTGCCCAGGTGTTCACCTTGTAAATCTGGTGCGCTGATAGCGCTGTCTCTATCCCTTCAGCGATACCCAGCGTGCTGGCCACCGGAAACATTCGGATAGCCACAGAGCGGGCGTGATCCAGATAGTTATCCTCCTGCAGGGACTTGAGGCGCTTGGCACTGGTCCCGATATCTGCCTTCCTGGCCCCGTCCAGCAGTGTCTGATGGAGGTAGCAGAGCTCACCTTTGTCGTCGGTTGCCAGTGAGTAAAGCGACTGGAAAACCAGACCGTTATGGCGCTGCTTATCGTTGAAGCGGATAGCTTCTGCTGGCAGCTGGTAAACTCCGCGCGCGTTCAGGTACTGGGCGCCGGAAGTGCCACGCAGAGCGGTAAGCTTCGAGAACTTGCTGAGCACCCTGTTACGCAGACTGCCTGCGCTGCTGGTGGCTGGTATCTTCAACCGAGTAAAGGTGTTGCCAATCAGCTCATCAATTTCACGGCAAACCTCATTGAATGGTTTACCCTGAGTTTCGGTCACCAGCTTAATCCCGTCGCCGCTGCCGCATTTGCAGATCCAGGTGCCAGCACCATCACGGTCATCGATGCGGAATTTACCGATGGATTCACACAGTGGGCATTTCCCCTTAAAGTGGTTTTTCCCGGTGATCGGCGGCAGGCCGTAATGCTCAAAAATCATGGCCCACTGGCCCTTTGCTGCTTGTGCAGTTTTGAGATTAGTTCTCACGATAAAACCTCAAATCAAAGTTGTTCTTAACAAAATCTTCACGTGCGCTGATGGCCGCCGTTAAATCATTAAACCGGCCGAGGAAGAAACGCTTACCATTGCAGTTAGCTTGAGCGATCCATTTACAACTTTTATCACTCCAGTAAACGCCCTTAACCCCGCTCTTGTTATCCGCCCGTAATTTGGCATTAATAGCGTTCTGCTGAGGGTCACACTCGCGCAAGTTCTCCCAGCGGTTGTCATCGCGTTTACCATTCTCATGGTCTATAAATTCGGGCATTCTTCCCGTCATATACAGCCATGCCAATCGGTGGGCTTTATATCGCTTTCTCTTAATCAAAATATTCACATATCCGTGCGTGCATGTGGTCCCGGCAACATCACCAGCATTGACGCAATAGCTGGGCTTGATGAGCCAGGTAAACACACCCGTTTCTGCTGAGTAATGGAAGAGGCGTTTTAATTCCGCCTGACTTAAGCGCTTCATACTCGTTTCCCTAACTGCTGTCTGATGTCGCTAATCACTTTCTGTGCCTGATGAATTGACGCGGGAGCCTCCGATTTGTGAGCCTCTTCCATGCGTCTGGACTTACCCTTCGCAAAAGCAATCTGCTTGTGCTTGATAAAGTTCGAAACCGTGGGGGTAATATCCATCGGATAGTCGCTCAGTCCGCGTGGCCACTCCCCGAAACGTTCATGGAACGTGTGCTTACACCAGCCGTCGCTTACCGGTTTTTTACCCAAGGATTCGCGCTGCTTCTGGTAAAACTTGATCTGACTCCACCAGGCTTGCTTCTCGGCCTTCGTGGGCTGCGGCTTGTCCTTACCCAACTTTTTGAGCTTGCGCCCGGTGTCGGTTTCGATGTCCTCGCCTGCCAGCGGCTTATGTCCGCATTTCGGGCAGACGTAGACGCCAGCCGGTTTCATGTAGTGGCATTGTGAGCATTCGTGCGGCAGCTTCTCTTCGCGTTCCTCAGCTGCGCGGCGTGCGCTTTCCTCCATGCCGTCAGATTTACCGGGGAGATCGTCATACTCGATAGAATCCGGATAACCCAGGCGGTGAACGGTACCGCTATGATCAAAGATGAGGCAGGACTCTTTTCCCGGGGCGGTGCGAAGGCCGCGTCCCAGCGCCTGCAGCCAGCGAATTTCGCTTTTGGTTGGCCTGGCGTAGATGATGCAGCGAACGTCGCTGTCGAACCCGGCCACCAGCACGCCTACGCTGACGATGATTTTCGTAGCGCCTGTTTCGAAGCGGTGGATGATGGTCTGGCGTTCGTCGACCGGGGTATCAGCGGTCATTACCTCGGCATTTACGCCAGCCTGATTAAACTGGATGGTAAGAAAATTGGCGTGGGCTACATTAACGCAGAACGCGATCGTCGGCAGGTCATGGCCATTCTCCAGCCAGTTCTGGACGATATCGCCGACCAGCGTCGAGCCGCACATGATCTCGGCCAGCTGGGCTTCGTTATAGTCGGTACCGAACTCCATTGATGATGCTGATTTCACGCCTTTCAGATCCGGCTTAGTGGGCGCGTAAAACTCGTATTTACTCAAATCACCGCGCTGGATCAGCTCGCCGATAGTGGTCGGTTTGATGAGCCGGTCATAGTAATTACCCAGGAACGGTGAGAACGGTGTGCCCGACAAACCAATAACCTTCACTCCGCTGGCGCGCAGCCGTTCAATGTCCTGCAGGATGCGTTTTTTACGCAGGTGCGCTTCGTCGATAATCAGCAGATCGATGTCTTCCGGGAAAACGCGACGGATCAGCGTGTCAGCACTGGCAATCTGGATTTTCAGAGACGGATCGTGATTCGGATGATCCGCCCAGATATAGCCAATCTCATCACCCGGCAAGCCATATTCCACAAAGCGGCTGGCTGTCTGCTCAATCAAGATGGTGTACGGCGCGCAAAACAGAACACGCATGCCACGGCTGACGAACCCGGCAACGATGAAGGCAGCCAGTCCTGTTTTACCGCTACCGGTTGGCGAGTACACCATGAAGGTGTCGTGTGCCTTCCAGTCACGGCGCAACATGTTCAGCGCGCGATCCTGTGCAAAGTTCGGTGTGATAGTCAGCTGCATTGTGCTGCCCCCGCGGTAATGAGATAATAATTTTGTGATGTGGTGTTCATGGATACCTCTTCACATGGCTGGCAGCCTCCCCTAAGGTTGCCAGCCTCCTTTCTGAATCAGCTCCCCTGAAAAGCACTCTTCCAGGAAGAACCTTCCACAATTCTCTGCGCCTTCAGCTTGTGTACTACCTTGCTGGTACTGGCGGCTTTTTTGGTTTAGCCCTTAAGACAGGGATCTACCTAACCTATGGATCTCTCCTGTTGGAAAAGGCCCTATTCCTACCCCTACACCCAATCCCCCCTTACCCCCCTTTCCCTCTTCCCCATAAAAACGTACTATTTCCCTAGTACATATGAGGAATCGGGTAAGGCGTTTTGCAGCCTGATCAGGCACCTTCAAGCCTGTTGTGTTCGGGTACCTTTAAACCCGAATTAATCAGGAGTGCTGTTGCGCTCCTGCCAGGGGTGGTTCGGCGGTATACCCCTGCAAAGCCCTGCCCTGGTTCTTCACAAAAAGTCGGAGCCGGGTATTTGCTTCATGCCTGGCCCGGTTTTCCTGTCGGAAACTTACGGGCTCAGCGTCTAAGGCTTCCTGATAGACCGCTGCATATCGTTGAACTGCTTTTTGCCTAGCCGTTGGTGTTAGGATCAGCAGCTGCTGCTTAATCCACTCTGAATCTGCCTGGCTAAACCTTTCAGGCATAACCAGGCCATCATTACGGGTGATTTCCATCAGCACAGAACCTTTCGGGATAGAGGATCTGAATCTCGGTTAATTCCGCGCTGAACAATCTGGCCAGCTTCTCTGCAACTTCGGGAGATGGCCTCTGTATACCTCGCTCCATTCGACTAAGATTACCGGGGTCGCACTTGATGGATGATGCAACCTCCTGAATGGTCATCTTTGCTTTGAGGCGAGCTTTGCGTAGCGGTGTAGTTAACATGCGCATTACTCCATATGTGTTTCAGACATAATATGCGCATAAAACATATTATGCAAGCAAGGTTGTGTAAGGTGCAAAATTATGTATAAAATACAAATTAAATAACATTTGGCGGGGATGCTGTTATGAACGTAGGGCAACGCATTAGAGAGCTGCGAAAAGCAAAAAAAATGACAATCAATCAGCTGGCCACCCTGACTGACTGGGATGTGGGTAACATCTCACGGCTAGAACGCGGCATGCAGGGCTATAGTGAAGCCAGCCTCAAAAAAATTGCTAAGGCATTAGAAGTTCCGCTATCAGAGCTATTCTCTTTCCCGGACAAAAACGATACTGTAGATAAATACAGTATTGATTCACTTCCGTCGGAAAGGAGAAGTGACGTGTATCGAGTTGATGTAATGGATGTTTCGGCAAGCGCGGGCACAGGAAACTCAGTCAAGGACTTTATCGAAGTCGTAAGCTCAATAGAGTACGTGACAGAAGAGGCCAGAAACCTCTTTGGGCATCGGCCAGCGAATCAGGTCAAGCTCATTAACGTTCGCGGCGATAGCATGCAGGGAACAATCGAGCCTGGAGATCTGATTTTCGTTGATGTAGCCGTGAATCACTTTGACGGTGATGGGATCTATGTTTTTAATTTTAGCGGCGATCTCTTCGTTAAACGCCTCCAAAAAATCAAAAGCCAATTACACGTGCTGTCCGACAATCCCCAGTACAGAGAATGGCTGATTACCGATGAAGAGATGGACATGCTTCATGTTTGCGGAAAGGTGCTACTAAGCCAATCGCAGCAATTCCGCCGCCACGCATAACAGCTGATCCCCGACACTTGAAAGAGCCTAACGGCTCTTTTTTTTGTGCATAAAACAAACTTTTTAATGACTACAAAACAGATGGTTAGCACTTTTGTATGTTTGTAAAACATAAATATGTTTGACAGACATTTTTAGCGATCGTATGCTTATTTCATCGCTAAACAGTGGAGCCAGAAAATGACCAGCAAGCCAACAACCGAAAAATTTTATCAGTTAGTAGATATCAAAGACTTTTGTTACAGCAAAGATTGCTCTGATATTAATTATGGTGAAATTGCATCTGATTGTGACACCAAAACTATTTCCATCCTTGAGGCAATTAATCATATCAGCTTAAGTATTTTTAATCTTTCTGAAGAAGATGAAATAACTAAAGAGAAATTAGGCAATCTTTCCTGTGTAATTGCGGATCTTGCTGAGCTTGGCATTGCCACTAATAAAATATCTCAAACAGCCGCCTATCTTTCAGGTGTACAGGACGGCAATAATGTCGCATGAAATAAGTCTAGACCAGGCTGCTGCACGCGCACATCAAGCGGAGATAATCTGCCGCATGATGGAATCTTACCCTGACAAAATGGCCGAATCCGAAGTGTTAGCTATTGCCTCTCTGCTGAGGCGCTTGACAGGTGACGTCAGCGCTTGGCTCATCGAAGAGCAAGCCTCTAAAAAATAGCTATCTAATAATCGCAAATATTACCATTAATTAATTACAGCTTTATCGTTGGGGAAAAACACACCCATATATAAGGTAAGCATCATGATAAATAAATCAGCTTTTATAACCGCTCGTTTGTTATGTGACGCCGGTTATTGGGATGTTGCGATACTTTTCCTAAGAAAAGCATACGGGAGATAAACCATGTCTATTAAAGAAAGACAGGATATTCAGGAAGTGAATATAAAGGCAGAGCAACTCAATTTCCTTATGCAAACCATGCACGCCCATCATAAGGATTTTGATACATTCCAGCTCAACGCCCTTTTGGGTATGGCTTATGACCTTGCCGGAGCAGTTTATTCGTGGACTGAGGAAGAAGAAAAAATAGTGCTGGCGAATGAAGACGAAAAGAGAAGGGTAATTTAGATGGCTAAATTAATCGAAACTTATCGCCGCCGAATTATTAAATCAGCTCTACAACGCCACATTCGAAAGACAGGCAGCTCTTGTATCGTCATTAGTCAGCCAAAGGGTGAGATCAAAACTCTGGAATTAACTGAGTTTCTTCTCGATGGACTGATGAGCCGTTTCGAAAAGCAGGTGCTGAGCGAGCTTGGGAATGTTGAAGGGGTAAAAGCAGTCAGGGGGATCTATTGCAGCGCCGTAGACGTAAACGGCCGCGGTGAGTTCCTTACGGAAAGCGGTAAAGAGTTAATCGACGAGCTTATTTTAGAGCTGGTCGATTTTGCTAAAAAGCATAAACCAGAAGTAGTGGAGGTGAAGTCTGATGAATCAACAAATTAACCCCGAACCGACATCAACCGGTATCCGTTTTGGGAACCGAGTAATTGGATATTCTGCGGCCATTCGCCAGCTCGATAACGGTCACTATGACAGCCGAATCCCGGACGGCATGGATATTCTGGCATGCATTATGGAAGCGGTAGAAAACTGCTGGATTAGCCTGAGGATCGAGAAAGAAATCATTCTTTGGCGCTGGTTACTGGTCGCTGTCTTCATTACCGAAGAACAGGAAAAAAACGGAACCATTGAAATTGCCAATGACCAGGGCGGCTTCGATACCGCTGTGATCTTTTCCGGTAAGTACGGCGCAATCAGCGTCTATCCAGCACCGGAGCGGTTCACGATCGCAAACCACGTTGAAGGCTGCGCCATCCAAAAATATGGCCTTAAGACTGGGCAGCAGCTGGCGCTACGCATGTATCAGGACATGCTCGTGACTGACCATGAGCGTGGTTTTCGACTCTCTGAGCTGGGTCGGGAAGGTTTCGACCTTTTGCACAACAACTTTATTGAACAAATTCAGACCGAAGGTATGCCAGGCATGCCCGTTATGCACTGAGGAGAAAACTCGTGAACACAGTAACGATCAACAACATGGCGGAGGGTCAGCATGTTACTTCAGCAAAAGGTTAATTCGGGTGGCCGCCCGGTTCTGAATATCGATCTGCATGTTCTGCCTGACTTCACTGGCCGCGTCGTTCTTTATATCGAAAACGGGCAGGTGATGTGCGATCGGCGGCTTACAGATGATGAGCTTGTTTGCACTGCAGAGACTTTTATGCAAATGGCCCAGGAAATGGTACTGCGTATTGAGGAGCGTTCCAATGGCTAATGTGAATTACTCGACTGAGCACGGCCCTATAGGGATCGTGCTGACCATTGAGAACGGAAAGGTTATCCACACCCGACCGGTTCAAAACGGAGAGATTACAGCTTCTCTTGAAGAATTTTTATGGATAGCAAGACATGCCGGTTATGAGGTAATTCCGCCAAAGGGAGGAAAGGATAATGACCCTGACAGCGATAAAAATTCCTGAGTGGGTACATTCGAAAGCAGTGCATGTGCTGCTTCAGTTCAGGGCCAGGCGAATCTATCCTAGCCGAATGCACGGATCAGGAAATCTCAGCTTGAAGGTTAATCGGCGCTGGCGCCTTTTATCCCGGGACGATGGTAAAAGCTGGGAGTTAATGAGTCACGAACGCTATAGCAAAGTGAAGGACAGAAAATGAATACATTCACTCAAAAGATGCGTGAAACGCCAGATGTAATCCTGCTCACTCCCAACGATTGGGTTTGTGAAAGTGTTCTAATCGCGGTTACCGGCCTTAAGCCAGGAACTATCCTCCGGGCCAGAAAGGAGTGCTGGATGGTTGGCCGGGAGTATCTTCACGTTTCTCCTGATGGGACCCCTAAGCCGTCCAGTGAGTGCATGTATAACCGTAAGGCGGTAGACGCCTGGGTAGCCTCGATGAAAAATAAACAACCGGGGTGATTTGGTGCCATGAAAAAGGTACTCTCACATTGCTCTTGGGCGTCTGGAGGAATCAATGGGTAAAGTAATATATCCAACAGGCGTCGAAAACCACGGCGGTTCGTTGCGCATCTGGTTTAGTTACAAAGGTAAGCGTGTCAGGGAAAGCCTCGGTGTCCCTGACACCATGAAGAACAGGAAGATTGCCGGGGAACTGCGAACATCGGTATGTTTCGCAATCCGCACAGGGACATTCGACTATGCGGCACAGTTTCCCGAATCACCTCACCTCAAAACTTTTGGGGTAAGTAAGAAAGAAATTACAGTGAAAGAACTTGAAGAAAAGTGGCTGGATCTGAAAAAGATGGAAATTTCTTCGAATGCACTCAATCGCTATGAGTCGGTCGTAAGAAATGTTATTCCACGGATCGGTGGGGGCAGGCTGGCATCCTCGGTGACTAAAGAAGAATTACTGTACGTCAGGAAAGATTTGCTGACCGGGAATCAGGCCCGATTGAAAGGTAAGGATCTGACCAAAGGCCGAAGCGTTGTTACGGTAAATTATTACATGACAACGATCGCCGGAATGTTTCAGTTTGCTGCTGATCACGGCTACTTAGAGGCGAATCCGTTTGAAGGTATTAAGCCGCTGAAGAAAGCCAGGGTAGAGCCAGATCCGCTTACTCGTGACGAATTTATCCGTCTAATTGATGCATGCCGGCATCAACAGACAAAAAACCTGTGGTCACTGGCAGTGTACACAGGGGTGCGTCACGGGGAGCTGCTCTCCCTGGCCTGGGAGGATATCGATCTTAAAGCGGGAACAATAACAGTACGCCGCAATTATACGAAACTAGGCGAGTTCACTCTACCAAAAACTGAGGCCAGCACGAACAGAGTGATTCACCTGATAGAACCCGCGGTTAGCGTCCTGAGAAACCAGGCTGAAATGACAAGGCTGGGCAAGCAGCACCACATCGATGTTCAGTTGCGCGAGTATGGCCGAACCGAGCGGCATGACTGTACCTTTGTCTTCAACCCTCAGTTAGTCAGGCGCAGTGAGCAGGTGGGTTTTGTTTATAAGGTCGATTCGATAGGTGACTCCTGGGACTCGGCGGTTAAGCGGGCAGGCATTAGGCACAGGAAAGCCTATCAGTCTCGCCATACGTACGCATGCTGGTCATTGTCAGCTGGAGCTAACCCCAGCTTCATTGCCAGCCAGATGGGCCACGCTAGCGCACAGATGGTGTTCAATGTGTACGGAGCGTGGATGGCTGACAGTAGCTCAGAGCAAATAGCGATGCTCAATCAGAAACTGGCCGCCTTTGCCCCATCAATGCCCCATAGCCTACAGGGGAGCAATGGGGCACTATTAAAATCAGTCAGTTAG